GGGGAGGTAAAAATTAAACAGTAGTTTTAGCTGTCTTACCCAGCATCAACAACTTAGGGGCATCATACATCTCAATGATAGCAGTATTATCATCGAAAACCCCTAGACCATACAAATCATAATCATCTGGATGGTTGTAAAGATTGTTATCAACATCTTTACGATTAACCTCATCCATAAATGAACGAATAGCAACGTTATCTGTCTGAACAAAAAACGGACGGGCAAAGGCATCCGCAGCGCGGTCCTTAATACTAACAATAATCATCTTCATGATTGATCCTTAAACAAGATTACGAGGTAATTTAGACAACTTAGCAAGAGTTACTTTCTCTTTCACATCCAGTCTCTCTTGAGTATTGTCTTCGGAACGCTCTAAAGCGTCCAAATAACGATGATGCTTAATGTCCTCAAATTCAAGAGGAAACTCATCCGAAAACTTATTATCGTAAAACCTAGGAGGCTTAACCTTCTTACCGTTTACTACAACATAGTCATGCGGATACACATCATCCTTATACTTTTCGTACCAGTTATAACCGATACCAGGCTTCAAAGACATCTTATTAAATTCAGGCCTACGTTCAACAATTTCACCAGTTTCCTGATTCGTATCTTCATAATGATCGTCAGCTGCTCTACCAGTTACCTTCTTCATAATGTAACGAGCAACATAAGCAGCACTCTGAAAATTAACATCTCCAATACTTGAAAAACCAAAAGGCCAAAGCTCTTCAAGAGCTTTAGAACGATAAATCAAACTACCAGAATTAGTACGTTTCCAGACTTTTTTGTCTGGAAAATCAAAGTTAAACACGCAAGCGTGAAAATGAGGTCTCCCAAAATTCTCTCCATACTCACCGGCCATATAAAACCGGATTGGATATGGTTCCTTCAGAGCAGGGTCCTTGCCCAGCTCTAAACCCTTAAAACGCTTACGTAGGCGTTTCATGAACTTTTGAAAATCCTCATAATGCAAACTCTTATCTGAAGGCAAATGATCGTCATCATACGTAAGAGTTATGAAGCAGTTATTACGATACAAACTGGCTTCGTGCATACAGCGAACCGCCCATTGGCGGCTTCGCTCAAGGCGACACCCAACACATTGACCACAAGGCAAACGTAAAGACTTAATGACATCAGCTCTACGAGACTCGTACCAAACTATTGAGCCATCACTACATTGATATGCTTGAAGAGGCTTAAAACAAGCCATACGCCCTTACAGGCGATAACCGCCACGCTGAGGAGGAGGGGTTAAATTAGCTGCCTTAGTCTTCGACATGTTGTGACGAAAATGTTTAGCAGACTTATGTTTACTTACATGTTTACGATGCAAAGGATTCATTTCATTCCCCAATTTAATGTAGTTGGTGTCACCTAGCACAGTTACATCAAGTAGAAACTGTGCTGCCCCCGCCTTCGGCGGGGGCTTGCTCAACCGAAGACGGTTGAGTTGGAGCTTTAACTAAGCCCAAACTTACGGCTTCCTGACGATTATTATCGTCAGTCACGAAGTCTATGAACTTAGCGGGGTCGTTATCAAAACGAGACCGCAGCTTTGCTGGCAATTCCATAAATGACTCTTGCGCAGCTCTTACAGCATTCATTGCCGAATGGTAGTCACTAACATTAGTAAAATCGCCATACTGAGGTTCAGATATGGCGTTAGGTAATTGGCCTGTAAGGCCGAACCGCTCGACAATTACATTTATGTCGGCGTCATCCTTCTGATGCTGTTGCGTCAAAGAAGGATCAGAACAATACAAACCAGACTCGTTTGAAGCCTCGTCTACATCATAGTTATATGGATTGCGAACAAATGGAGGTTTACGCATATTATTTCCTTAGAAAAACTTTTAACATTTGAACAATTGGCATCAACTCTTTAGAAGTTCTGCCAATATTATCTAAAGATTTAGAAGCTTCAATATCTAAATCTAACAATGAAGTCTCAGACTTAATCTTAGCAATTAAAGCCATCATTTGCTCGCGCTTTGCAACTTCAGATAATTGCTGCTGATGAGCAAGATTAGCTTGCTCTGAAAGCGTATAGACGAGCTGTTCAAGTCGTCGTCCTTCAGTAGGAATATTTTTAATCTCTTCATTAATCTTCTGAACAGTTGCATTAATCTGCCCAACATTAGCAGTAGATTGGGCAGCAGAAGCATTCTGCGCAGCAGCTTGAGCACGATAAAGCTCACCCTGAGCAGCTTTATTCTCAGTATCAGCAGCAATATTTGCAGCTTGCGCATTTGCAAGCTTAGTCTGATTCATTACTGCACCAACATCATTAACTTGTGCGTTAGCAACGGAACCAGAAGGAGAACTGCCTACACCTTGAGAATATGCAAGCATTGGGTTTAAACCCGCAGCTTCCATATCTTTGACAGTCGTTTGGTATCGACTAGCGTATTGGGAGGCAGAAAAATCTTGCGCGTTTGACTGTCTTTCAGCAGCAAATAATCCTCCCGCAAGGGAAGAACCAATAGACCCCAAAATTGCATCATCAATTCCAAACATAACTACCTTAAAAAGGGTAAAACTTGCACGATTATCACTCCAGTGACAATCAGTGCAAGCAACATCACCACAGTCTTAAACCATTCATTCATCAGAAATGATCGATCAGTCCTGGCACAGAATACAAAGGCATAGGACGAGCAATACGGTTATTAAAGAATGTATCCAAAAGGAACTGCTGACCATTAGCAGCAGAACCAACTGCAACAATGCGAGAAACAGGAGGATTATCTTGAATAAAAGTAGCATTCAAAGTAGGCAAAGACGTAAATTTCTGAGCCAAATGCCAAGCGTCAATAGTGCCACTAGACGTTGACTTAAACAAACCAGAAATCTGTGAAGGGTTATAACGATATTCAGCCCAACGTTCCTGATAACCAAACACAGCATTGTCATTAGCAGAACCATCACAATAAATCTCTTTATTAAGAATAGCTTGCTCGCCAAGCATCGCAAAAGCAGGGAAATAAAAATCATAACGTGTAGAACGAGACCACATCTTACGCAAACCTTGCTGGTAAGTAAGATCAGCACGAACTGACACCAAACCAATAATCACACCATGTTCGACGAACGATTGAGTAAATCCGTGACCATGCGCAAGTGCCGTTCCCATAGCAGCCAAATTTCCCAACGGAGTAGTCGTACCACTAGCGGACGTACCAGAGGTCTGAGCAATGGGATTAACTGTAATTGCAGTAGTACCACCACCAAGGTACTCAGGACGTTGTAAACGAGCGTCAGGACTAACAACACCAAAATGTGAGCGAATAATCTCAGTGTAACGCGTACCGCCACGGGCATCCCTTTCAAGAAGTTTTTGAATCTGAAAACTTTGGCGAAGTTGATTAATAGTAGCTGCAGTAGCAGCAGACAAATCAGCAATCAAACCAGTAGCAGCCAAACCAGAAGCATCAGTACCATAACCCCACTTAACAGCTTCATTATTGGCAAGACTACCAGACGTATCAGCACCAGGTCGAAAGGCTGAACCAAAATCAGAATTCTTAACAATCTGAGTATATTGCGCATTAGAAGTAGTGCGCATATAAAAAGAAGCGTTATTAGAAATAACGGGAGCAGAAGTACCAAGAGGCAAAGAAACAGCATTGCCTTTTTGAGTCCAAGGAAGCGCAGCCGTAAAATAATCTTTGCGCTTACCACGTCTTAACAACGTGTAATTAGAAACAGTATCAGGGCCGTCGCCCTTATCCACAACGACGGAATTTTGCAAATTCTCGTCTCTAAACCATTCATTCCAAATCAGGTTATATGCGCGAGTAAAAAATGCGCAATGAGAAACAGTATTACTACCACCTACTTGACCAACAGTAGGCAACCCCATGTAATCCTGAAGAGAACCAACAGCATAACCGCCAGCTGGCGAAACTTGCTGAGGAACAACATAAGAAATCGAATCAGCAGGATTATCCTGCTGTCCCATAAACTTTTGCCAATTAGACCAAATTAAACGATTAGGTACAAAAAAGAAAAAAGAATCCAAATGCAAATTATCCATAACTGGATAAAGAGGCGTTGCCAAACGAGCAAACGCAGTCATACGCAAATTAAAAGTATCCCCAGGCAAGACCTCATCAACATAGATGGGAACCAAATAACCGGAATCAAAAGTAGTCTTATGGGTCTTTTGAATCTGAAAAGACGAACGAGGGATCTGAGCCCTCGGAATCATAGCAAACTGATGTAGATCAACGGATTGATTCATGTGCATGTGAGAAACTCCTTCGGAGGCCTCCCCCAATTTTGCCAAATTAGGGGAGGTAAAAATTAAACAGTAGTTTTAGCTGTCTTACCCAGCATCAACAACTT